TCAAATGAAAGAAGATTATGTTTTTTCTTCCTAGGCATCGTGCCAACTCCAAACTCAGTTCCACTCCCACCACATCGTCTATCCTACGATCCGTTAAATTAAAAGTCAAACCCAAAACAGAAAAAAAAAGAAAATAAAAGAAAATAAAAGATTCTATGGTAATAATAAATATTTATGATATACTTATTGTGTTGTCAGTTTTACCTAATTGAAAGGGGTGCGTTATGTGGCACGAAGTGCATGACAACCTTTGTGCTTTGGCCAGATGGCTTAAGTATGAAGGTCAATGGGATGGTGTTGGAGGTGTTGGGAATTTGCTTTATTTTTTTGAAAAGCCCTGGAAGTATGATAGCGAGTGGAGTGCTTATCAGAAGCATTTAAAGAAGGAGAAAGAAGATGCCGAAAAAACACGGGTCTAAAAAGGATCGGCAAAAACTCACGGTAGTTTTTCGACCTAATTCGGATTTGAAAGAGCAGTTGAATTTTCTGGCACTTAGCCAAAACAGAACTATGAATGGTCAGGTTCTGGATATCCTTGAGAAATTTTTTAAAGAAAGAGCAATCTAATGTTTCCAATTGAATATGTGTCTCATTCACGCTTGGAGTTGTTTCGCAAAAGCCCAGTCTTGTATAAGAAAACATACATAGACAAGGTTGTTCAGCGTGATCCATCTCCAGCAATGATCCTTGGTTCCTTAGTTCATGCAATGCTGCTTGAACCAGCTACAGTTAGTGAACGCTTTGCGGTAGCTCCTGTTTGCGATAAGCGAACTAAGGTTGGCAAAGAAACTTGGGATAATTTTAAATCATCCTTAACAGATGGTGTTGAAATTATTACCCATGATGATGTCGAACAGGCTAATAAAATGATTGCTGCAATTGCAGAAAATTCTGCTTCGCAGTATTTTAATTCGCCATCGATCATTAAAGAGCAAGAGATTTTAACCACTATTGAATTTGATGGGCAACCATTACAAATCAAGTTCATACCTGATATGTACTGTCCAGAAAAAGGGTTGTTAGTTGATCTGAAAACTGTTGGCTCTTACGATCCAATGGACTGGGCGAAAGAATGTGTCTTCAATGGATACCTTCGTCAGATGGCTTTATATCGATTTTGTCTAAGGTCGATGCACATTCCAATTAACGATGTTTACCATATCGTTGTTGATAAAAATGAGTATCCTTCTTGCATGATCTGCCAGTTTGATTCAAGCGATTTGGATCGGGCAGAGAACCAAGTTTTTGAAGCGATTCGCAAATACCTTGCTGCTCATCAGACTGGTAATTTTGTGCCTGAGTATTATGGGGTTGTTCCCAAGATCGTAGCACCCGCTTGGTCTTGGAGATAATATGAAAATAGACCCAATACTCTTTACCCTTCCTCCATCAGCTAATAGCTGCTGGAGGAATTATAAGGGTAGAGTGATACTTAGTGAGAAATATCGTCAATGGAGGGAGGAAAACCTTCACCATGTCGATGATCGAAATAAGATTGAACCCTGTCTATTTCCTGTCGATGTATTAATTATGGTGTACCCTGGAAAAAACTGGAGAAAATCTGATCTGGATAACCGAATTAAGCCGATATTAGACCAACTCCAGCATTGTGGGTATTTGCTGGGTGATGATACTGATTGTGTTAAATCTATCACTATTAAGTTGTGTCAAAAGCTTAAAAATGACGATGAATCTTATGTGGCAATTGAGCTTACCAAAAACTGAAAGAAGGGGTTATAATGTTTAAGAATAAAGATTCGGGGAACGGAAGCCCAGAGGACAAGAAAATGGCAAAAATATCAAAGGTTGCAGCAGTTCAAACCTGTGCTAGGCGAGCTTCCTTTGTCGCAAGGGAACTCACAGGTCTTGAAATAATGCCTGACGAGATGTTTGCTGCTGCCTCTGAAGCTTTGGCTAATCTATCGGTGCTGTGGGAAGATTCAGAAGTAGCTAAACGCAAACCCGATAGCTACATTAATTTTGCTGCTTGTATGGCTTGCTGTGAATGGTCTAAGTCTGTCAGGAAAACAGACAGCAACGAACCTTATGAGCTTAATAAAAAGAAAATTTCTGATCTTCTCCAAGATGTTGCAGAAACAATAGATGGTTTGTTTCCAGGGTTAATCGAGTCTAGAGGATGTCAACAGGCTATCTACGATGGGGTTTCAGTTACAGTCAATGGAATTGAAGCTAACGGATGGAGATGGACACAAAAGTTAAATGAAAGAATTGTTATACTTATGAGTCTGTATCCAATCCTTAAATTCCAATCGGCAAATAGTTCTAAGCTTTTAGAAATTGCAGAAGAGTTAGTTAGAAAGGATGGTAAATAGTTATGCCAGTATACATTAACGATGAATTGTATTTGACTAGCCCAGAGGCTCAATTGGTTATGGGGGTAAAGGCAGGGCTAATCGCTCATTATTTTTACCGAAACGAATTTCGTGGGGTAATAGACATGAGTGATCAGAAGCCTCTTATGGATGCAATCAAACTTGTTGGAATTGAAATTGATCCAGTTGAATTGGAGAAGTTTAACAAGAAAAGTAAGTCTCACTTTTTGGTTCCAATGTCATCTGTATTAGCTAAGATGATGAGGCGGGAAACAAGGAAGATTACTGCTAAAGAAAAGAAAATTGCTTTAGCTTTAAAGAGAGAAGAGAAGGCTAAAGAAAGACAGTTAATTGATGAAAAGGTTAAAGAAGCTGTCTTAGAGCAGATTAACATGAGAAGAGAAATGGAAGGTGTTTCCAATGCAGAGTCAAATAGATAACAAATACTTCTTAAAAGATCCTTCTGTAATTTCTTTTAGCGGTGGTAGAACATCTGGATTTATGTTGGCTAAAGTTCTGGAGGCACATGAAAATGTTCTTCCAGAACATATTAAAGTTGTTTTTTGCAACACAGGTTTGGAGCATCCAAAGACTTTGGATTTTGTTCAGAAGTGTTCTGAAGAATGGAAGATAGATATAGTTTGGCTGGAGTATGTTGGCAGAAAAATAGATCCAAGATATAAAGTAACTAATCATAAAGATGCTTCAAGAAACGGAGAACCATTTGGAATTCTGATTGATGAAAGGCAATACTTGCCTAATCCGGTTGCCAGGTTTTGCACAGTTGAATTAAAAATAAGATTGCTGGATCGATATATGAAAGATGTTTACGGTAAACTGTTTTACAAGCATAATCAACTTATTGGATTGCGATACGATGAACCAAGAAGGGTTGCTAACATAAAGAAAAATACTAGAAGAAATCCAGCTTTAACACCTATGTTTGATGCTCGACATACATTGCCAGATGTTATGAGTTTCTGGGGTAAACAATCTTTTGATTTAGATATTCCTCAACACCAAGGAAATTGTCAGGGTTGCTTTTTAAAGTCTAGATATCGATTGGATTTGGTTGCAAAAGAAACTCCCGAAGCTTTGGATTGGTGGATAGAACAAGAGAAAAAAATGATTGGTAGTGCTGTAGCTAAGCAACATACATTTAGAAAAGATCGACCAAGCTATGAAAATGTAATGAAACAATCTAGAATGCAGCTTCCAATGTTTCCAGATTTTGATGATACTGTTTCTTGCCATTGTACTGATTGAAAGGTTTATAAATGGATAGATATTTGCTCAGCGAATTCTTCTCCCGCTGTACTGAACACATCGTTGAAAGAGCTAATCAATACGATGCTCCAGAGCTTAATCTAAAGCGTATTGCATCAATGTGGACTAACTTCTTAAAGCGTGAGATATCGCCTTATGAGGTAGCTGTAATGATGGCAATGCTTAAGCTTGCTCGTCTTTCTCAGGGGTATCATCAAGATACCCTTGAAGATGCTGCTGCTTATATTGCCCTGGCTGAACTTCTTAAAGATACTGAGTTAGAAGAAAAAGAAAAGCCTTAGTTCACGCAAATGCGTTTCCCTTAACTAAGAGGGTTCCTTAGTCCACGATGCTGGACTTATTTTTCGTGATTCATTTTCGTTGCCCAACTTGAGAAAAGAGGGTCTTAAGGTTTTTGATTAAAACCTTTGTATCAGGAACATCAAATACTTCTGATCGAATCTTTTTACCATGACTGTGTACATAAGCTAACAGGAATGTTTCCCACGCTCGTTGACATGGTGTTGAGTAAATTAACTTTGCTGTTGGTGCTGACATCAGGTGTTCGCTGAACCTGGAGTCTAATCGAGATGTGAATCCAGCCTTGATTCTACCGTCTGAAAACTCTGGAACTAATAAGATTAGGTAGAAGAACCCATCGTCAGACATCTTGTCATTAACTGTTTCATCATCCTTGTTTACCGCGGTTCTTCCACGCATTAGCTCACGAAACAAGCTGTACTGGGTGCTATCCATGACAGAACAAAAGTGTCCTTTGTCCGCTTTCATTCTAGTAAGCGGTTTCATTTTCTTTTGCTTGATGAATGTTTCTATGTTTCTACGGATGGTTGTATATGCTAGATCAAGGTCAGCAGCGATATCCGTGAACGACCAAAAGTTTTTGTCATCCATTATATATACCTTGAGCCAAAAGAAAAGAGGGTCTTAACAAACCCTCTTAGGCTAACAGTATACATGATTACATGGTGTTTTTACTAGTGGAATCATCCCCATTGTGCTGCCATAGCATCTGCAATACCTTGATAGGTGGTTGACCTGATCTTCCAGCGATCCTTGGATGGGCCAAGGTTGTTCTGTCCTGATGGCGTTTGGTTTGCGTACCTGTCCTTCTTTATGATGTCAGTTGCTTCAAGCTTGGGTACACCTTTAAGCCATAAGCAAGTGGACTTTGATGCATCCTCTCCGAACATCCAAGGCTGAATTATTTGGTCAGGTTTCCTGATTGCCGTATTTATTCTCCCAATAGGATTCTCCAATACGATTTTGGGTATAGGTGCATTGAATAAGAGGGTCACGAACTCTAATGATTCCAAGGTAAGTTTGTCACGCCCTAGAATGCGTTTGTTCCAATGCAAGCCTGACGATGCAAGATAGGTGCAGGGCGGGTGAGCAATCATAAGATCCCAACCTGGATTGTTCTTAATAAATTCAATCACATCTCCTTGGTGGTGTTGCCCTGGTTTGTCTGTAGGAAGCAAATCGCATGACCAAGCATCATGGCCCTTGGCCTTAAATGCATCCCTGACGGTTCCGCTGTACTCGCAAGCTACTAATACTTTCATGATTTGTCCTTGTTGTATTGTTTAATTCGTTCACGATCCCACTCAAAACCAGAACGATGATCAGCCTTAAGCCTTTCATTAACCCTTGCAGCAGTCTTCAACGATAACTTGGTATTAGTTAAAGTTGTTCGCAATGATCTTAGCTTTGCCTTAACTTCCCTTAGTTCATCCTTAAGCTTCTTAAGCTCCGCAGCACCTCTTGCCGATAAGTTTAAACTTTTTGTGTGGCATAGATTGCATAGGTCTTTATAGCCATATATTTTGATGATACGCTTACCGCACTTTGCACATTCAATAGGTCTTTTCATATTGTTCCTTGATAAGATTTTCACCCTACAGATTTGGCCTATAGGGTGAAGAAAAAAGGGGTCTACTTATCTAGATCGTGATGGCCCCAGCCCATTTCATCTGAATAAACTTTGTGATGAATTTTCATCATGTCTTTGGGGGTAGCATTGCACCCTTCGATGATTGATGTTCTTCCTTCATCCCTACATCGTTCATCAGCTAAGATTGCTGCAATGTACCTGACAATGTAAGCTTCAGAAGCCTTCAAGGTAATAGTAACAATACGATTTGGATCGTAATCAGGATGTCCCTTTTCAAAAATTTTAGAGGCTGGAACGGATTCAATAGACATGGTTAATTCCCTTTCAAAAGAATTAAAACTTTTGGACTCCCCCAAAATGGGGGTTTATCCATTCAAAAACAGGGTCTAAATGTTTAGCATAACGATTTCTTTAGTATCTTCTATCACATACACAAGCTTACTTTCCATTAAAGCTGGTAACAAATTAACCTCGGCTACAATCCCGCACGATGCTTCTTCGTCAGGGTCTTGCTGTACTGATTCTTGAATAAGATTCTTAGCAAGTTCTTTGGCATCTTCGTACTTGTCGAGGGCAAAAAGCTTGACAGTCTTCCACGCATTAGCTTTGTGTTCAAAGATTTGAACAGCGTTCATTCTAATAGCTTGGTAAATAGGTTTAACTGCTTCCATGTTAATCGTATCCTTGTTTGCGTTAGTGGTAATAGTAATCAACTCTTTAACTGCTTCCATGTTAATCATCTCCTAAAATTTCAACCCAGTTGATATCAGAACGATCTGCTCTAGATATCTCCATGCTTCCATTGGCTACGCCCGCAGGAAGTCTTTCGTTATTGTGATAATTAAGGAAGATGAATGCATCCCTGAGAATCATTCGTTCACCTTCAGACAACTTAATCCAACGAACTTGCTTTGTTCCAAACTTGCAAGCCTTAATAACTTTCCTTGCTGTATCTGCATCTCTTACTTGCATTGCTACACCCCTTTCAATGGTTGTAATATGTATTCGCTACCAAACCCAAACAATTTCAATTAATCCATAAAATTTTTTGACCTAGGGATTTCGCCCCCTAGGTCATTGAAAATAGGGGTTAAGCCTTTTTGTTGGTGATGTTATCCTTAACCCATTGCCTT